AAGAAGCAACTAAACTTTCAGATAAAGTTGCAGATCCAAAAGGCGGAGACGAAGATTCTAAAGATGGTATGAAAATGCCAGCACCTACTAAAGTTGGTGACGACGTTAAAGCACCAGTTATAAATGACGGTAGCGATGGCGTAAAAGGCGAATCTGCTAAAGATCACACACCATCAGACAACATTAACGTTGAACCTAAAAAGGCGTAAGTCTTTTTACTGATAGGAGTAAACAATGGCTAATAAACTATACGAATATCTAAGTCCTGAGCAATCTGGAGTCCAGGTAATGGAATCCAAAGATGGTAAAGACTTATTTATGGCTGGTTTATTCATTCAAGGTGATGTAAAAAATCAAAATGGTAGAGTATATCCCAAGGATGAGATACAAAAGGCTGTTGATATTGTAAAGGCTCGTTTAGCAAAAGGCGAGACTGTGATGGGTGAGTTAGATCATCCTGAAGAACTACAAATAAATTTAGACCGTGTTAGTCATATAATTACTGACATGTATTGTGAAGATGCAAACGGTCTTGGAAAACTTAAAATTATAGATACACCGATGGGTAATATAGCAAGAGCATTATTAACTGCAGGAGCAAATCTTGGTGTAAGCAGTAGAGGTAGCGGAAATGTCGGCGGAAGTGGACAGGTCAGCGACTTTGATATTGTAACAGTGGACATTGTGGCACAACCAAGTGCACCTGATGCCTATCCAAAAACTATATATGAGAGTTTATTTAATATGCGAGGCGGAGCTCAAATGTTTGAGACTGCTTCTGCATTAACACATGATAAAAGTGCAGAGAAACACTTGATGAAAGCAATCACTGGTTTCATCAATGAATTAAAAATATAAGTAGGAGACTACTATGACAGTGAATTTTACAGAACTACTTGAGAACGCGGAATTAACAGAAGATGTTAAGTCTGCTCTTCAAGAAGCCTGGGAAGGTAAAATTTCTGAAGCAAGAGAAGAACTTACTGCGGAACTTAGAGAAGAGTTTGCACAGCGATACGAACATGACAAAAGTCAAATCGTAGAAGCAGTTGACAACTTTATTTCTGAAAAAGTTGAAGCAGAAATTTCCGCTATTGCAGAAGAAAAAACTGCCCTAGCAAGTGATCGAGTAAAGTATCACAAAGCAATTAGTGAGCACTCTAAAGTACTTGACAAATTTGTAACTGAAATGGTTGCAAAGGAAGTTAAAGAACTTAGAGCAGATAGAGATAGAACTAGTGAGCATGTTGCAAAATTAGATAATTTTGTAGCAGAGCAATTAGCAACTGAACTATCAGAGTTCCACGAAGATAAGAAATCTTTAGTAGAACAAAAAGTTAAAATGGTAAGAGAAGGCAAGAAGCAATTAGCAGAAGCCAAGAAAGACTTTATTAAGAAAGCCGCAGACAAAGTTGAAAACGTTGTTAATGGTGTAATTGTTAATGAAGTTAAATCTTTCCGTGATGATATTACTAAAGCTCGTGAAAATGACTTCGGTCGCAGAATTTTTGAAGCATTTGCAAATGAATTTGGCATGAGCCACTTGAATGAAGCAAAAGAAATCAAGAAAATACAAAAACAAATTGCTGAAATGGAAACAAAACTTAAAGAATCTAAGCAAGTAATTGCTGAGAAAGAAGATGCAGTTAAATTAACTGAATCTAAATTAAGAATTGCTGAAGATCAAATGAATCGTAAAGAAACATTAAATGAACTTATGGCACCATTAGGTAAAGAGAAGAAAGAAATTATGTCAGATTTACTTGAAAGTGTTAAAACTGAGAAACTGGAAGAGTCCTTTAACAAGTACTTGCCTTCAGTTTTAGACGGCGAAACACCAAGAGCGAAAAAGACATTGTCAGAATCCGTTGTCAGTGAACACACTGGCGATAAGGCGACTGTAGTAACAGAAGCCGATGACAAGAGTGCGGATGATGTAGTAGAAATAGATATGATCCGCAAACTAGCCGGACTTTCAAAATAAATTAGGAGTTAAAAAATGGCGAACTTATTTGAAAGCAACTGGTCAGCAACTAAAGATGCTTTGCTTGAAGGCTTATCTGGAAACAGAAAATCTTCTTTAGATGTCGTCCTCGAAAATACAAAGAGACATTTGTCAGAGGCCGCAACAGCAGGCGCCACAGGTGCTGGTTCAGTAGCAACATTAAACAAGGTTATGTTACCTTTGATTAGAAGGGTTATGCCTTCCGTAATCGCAAACGAACTAGTTGGTGTACAACCAATGACTGGCCCAGTAGGGCAAATCCATACACTAAGAGTCAGATATTCTGAAACTGGTGGTGGAGCAACAGCAGGTGACGAGGCTTTAAGTCCTTTCAAACTTGCTTCTACATATGCTGGATCTCCAGACGCTACAGCGGCGGCTGAGGGTAACCCAGGTAGAAAAATGAGCATTCAAATCTTAAAAGAAACTGTTGAAGCGAAAACCAGAAGGTTATCAGCAAGATGGACTTTTGAGGCGGCTCAAGATGCAGAAAGTATGCACGGCGTTGACGTTGAAGCAGAAATTATGCAGGCACTAGCACAAGAAATCGTAGTTGAAATCGACCAAGAAATTATCGGTTCACTAAGAACTCTTGCTGGCGCAGGTACAACACTTGACTTTACAGCAGGTAGTGTAACTGGAACACCTACATACGTTGGTGACAGACATGCTATATTGGCTATTGAGATCAACAGAGCGGCTAACAGAATCGCGGCTAGAACAAGACGTGGTGCTGGTAACTATATCGTTGTATCACCTGAAGCATTGACAATCCTACAAAGTGCGTCAACTTCAACATTCGCAAGAACAACAGAAGGTTCATTTGAAGCACCTACAAACACTAAGTTTGTTGGAACTTTAAACGGAACAATCAAAGTATTCGTAGATAACTATGCGGCTGACGGTACTAAAGTACTAGTTGGTTACAAAGGATCAAGCGAAACTGATGCTCCAGCATTCTATTGTCCTTATATCCCATTAATGAGCACAGGCCCAGTAATGGACCCAAGCACATTTGAACCAGTAGTGTCATTTATGACAAGATATGGTTACAAAGAACTTACAAATACTGCAAGTTCATTGGGTAACGCGGCAGATTACGTTGATGCTATTACTTTAGCCAACGTTGCATTCCAGTAAGCCTTAAAAGACTTATTAGAATAGTTTCTAACCGAAACACTAAAA